AAAATTGGATTGCAAATGATTTAAAATGGACATCTCCTAATATGAAACCTGTTTATAATTATGTTAATGGAATGTTAAAAATATCTGATGCTAATTTTAAATCAGGAAATAGAAGTAAATTACTATATTATTCTAATAGAAAAAAAGTTAGCTATTCTCAACAAGAAAAAGGTTACAAAATAAGAGATAATGCATTGTGTACTCCTCCCAATTTACTTGTTGCAGCAAATCAAGATTCAGCAGAAATAAATGAAAGATACGATGCTTTAAATTATTTAAATAGTGTTGTTTTTTCTAATGAAACAGATGG